CCCCGCCGAGCGCCGAGAGGCCAACCCCACCGAGCTGACGCCCTTGCGCGTAGAGCGGATTCCCTTGCGCGGCCAAGGCGGCTTGGCGCATCTGTTCGACGTACCGCTGGGTCTGTGGATCGACCGTCTGGCTAACCGACTGACCGCCGCTTTTCACAAGGACCTCCCCATCATAACGCCATCTTCGGTCCAGCCCTCATCCTTCATCCATGCCACTCGGCTCCAGCCTTTGCGGCCCACGAGGCTTGCATGGGTACAACCGTGCATCCGCGCCCAATCGAGGATGCCGGGGAGCATGGCGCGAATCTCCGGCATCGAGCCTTCCGCCAGAAAGAAGTGCAGCGTCTTTCTCAGTGGCGTCACCAACACTTCGGTGATGACCACCGTGTCGTCATTCGCCCACTCTTGGAACCGCCCCGCGGCGACGCCTTCGGCCACATCTTCCGGCTTGTGCGTCCCGGCGTAGTGGAGGGCCCGAGAGATCGAAGAGAGGACGGTCATAGCCCCGCCGCTAAGTGTGTTCCGACTTCGTACCAGAACGATTGCACGGGGTCCCAACGGAAACGATAGACCACTTGGGTGCTGTTCGCGGGGTTGGTAACCGCCGAGAACTTGAATCCATTCGCGCCAGTATTAAAGGTGGGCGCGGTCGAGAGAGCCCCCCCCGAGCCGTTCCGAATGACAACGACGATATCCTTGCTAAACCCGGCTTGCGGCTGATTTGTAGGAACGGCCACGACAACCGCTATGTTCGTCAAAATAGTCAGCGTGAATATGTTGCCGAGGCTGGCGTCAAGGGCTGGCGCAACTCCAGAAATCATGGCAACGGCGCGATCCTCCACGCCCATAGTCCACTGATTGAAATAATATGGCGCGCCCCCACTGGTACAGTTCATCCGGGGCGACCGCACCGGCCCATTGTCCACCCACGTCAAGCCCCCGGCCCCAGGGGCGAACGTGCAACTGTCAAAAACGGCGGCGGGGGAGATATTCAGGCCATTCAACGTTACTTGAATGCCGCCAGTCCCGGTGTTTTCAAACCGGCAGGCAGTAAATGTATTCGTCCCGGCGCCGAGGGCGTCATAGGTAACGTCTACAGTAGCACTCCCGCCTACACACTCGAAGCTACAACCCAGCCAACTGCAACTCCCCGCACTAGCGCGAGTGGCCGCTTGGTAGCGTATCCATGTTCCAGTCGCCGTGGTGGAGTAGCAGTCTGTAAACGTACACCCGTCTGGCTGATCAGTTGCGGAAGAGGCAATCACCCAGCAGTAGCCGCCTGTCTGCATGTTGAGCAGTTGCACCCGCGTGAAATGGCCGAAGCCCGCATTCCCAACCACGGGCCCCCCCACGATGCGAATGCCATAGACCGCAGCGCCAGTCACCATCACATCGCTCACGGTAAACCCAAAACAATTCGTCAGGTCCAGGCCACCCGTATTATTCACATTGCCGAATGCGGAAAGCGCGAAGTCCTCGAAATGGAAGGCGCTACTGGTACTGCCTGGGCTATTGGGTTGCAATATCGGCCCAGCGAAACTCCCCTGAAAGAGTTGCGTTCCATTGACGTTCAACGTGCCCCGAATCCCCATGCCTCGCAGGATCGTCCCCGAGTAAAACTTGATGGTGGTGATATTGTAGGTCGCACTGGGGAGTCGGATCACGCCCCGCCCCGCTGCGTTTTGGGCGTCTACCGCTGCTTGAATACCTGCGGCGCACGTCGCATCCGATTGAGCGAAGTTCGGTGCTGCTCCATAGGCTTCGACATCAAACTCGCCAGGATCGCTCCCTTCGCGCACCATGCGGACTGCTGTATTAAATGTGACGAGGGAGGCATTGTAGGGCAGCAATGCAATGCCGTCCCATGCTTTGTTGGGCACATAAACCGCCGTCCAGCCCAAGGTCGCTGCTAACGCAATCGCCGCCGTGAGTCGGACTTCCGCTGTGCCGGTAAACGCATTGCTTCCCGCATTGACCGTCTTGCTGAAACTCGACAGCATGACATTGGTGGCGTCGGGGTCATAGCCAGACTGTGTGAGCAGGTTCCGCAGCGGCGTATTGAGCGTATCCGCCAGCGTGGGGTGCCCGCGTCCGACCATCCGCTGGAGATAGGTAATCCAGGGCAGCGCGGCCATTAGCTATTGGCTCCCAAGAGGTCGTCCACCAACGCCTTCACGCGCTCCGCCAAGAGGGGCAGCGTGACCGTCGCCGTGTCGAAGGTCGTCCGCGTCGCCGTCCCCGTCGGGCGCGCCCAGCCCGCCAACCGTTGCTCAATCGTGGTCAAGAACGTCTCCAAGGCTTGCCGCAGCGCATCTTGATCGCGGCGGTCATATTTGTCGGGGGCGGCAGGCAGTTTCATCAGCGATACCCCATCGGGACCACACCCAGGCGCATCGTGCCCAAGCGGAAGTCCACCGTCCCCGAAGGCCCGGCCAAGAGACTCCCATCCGCCAGAAAGCTCCCGTCCGCGAACACGTCCAAATCCCCGACTTGCTCGAAGCGCACCCGCACTTGCCGCCCGGACCCCCGGATATCCGTCGAGCCGGTCAAAGCATACGGCCCGTAGGACTGTTCGGGATCGTGGGGCTGGAAGCTCGCGAAGAACGTCGCTTCCACCTGCCCAATGGGGAGATCGTCGGGGAGCAGTTTCTGGAAGCTCAAGGTGCGGTCCCCGTTGCCGAGCTCCAAGGGGCCGGATTCGATGTAGGCGTTTTCCCCGCCACGGTCTTGGCCGACTTCGTGGGCGTAGAGTTTCCCGCTCGCGTCCCAGAGCATGGGCTGGGCGAACACCCCGGCCCCGACGCCAGCGGCGCGGGGGAGGGTCCCGGTCATCCAGAACCCTTGCCGATAGTTCAAGGCGACGTAGCGGTCGTTCTCGGTCCCGGATTGCGTGGCACTCGGGTAGAACCACCACACTTCCCCAAACTTCCAATTGTCAAAGGCCACCACCTTGGCCTTTTGCGTCATGTTGAAGTTCCCGAACACATAGTCCGAGACTTCGCAGGGGATTTGTCGGACCACGCCGTCATAGCGGAAAAACTGGCCATCGCCCATCCAGAAGGCGGCGCTGCCCGAGACGACGGCGGCATTCGGCCCGAGAAGCCCACAGCCATCGCCCCGCTGATCGAAGCGATAGATAAACAGCCCCCCGATATACGACGCGGCCCACAAATCCGCGTCGGTCCACAAGAGCGTTTCCCGGGGCGCTCGTTTCCCCGCGATCAACCGGCCATTCGTTTGCAGCACGAAGGCGCCAGCGGAGTTCGTTGGGGCCTCGGCCCAAGTCGTCTCCGTCTCCTGCGACGCCCAGGCCACTTGCCGGGGATTCCCCGAGGCCCCCAAAGCCATGATGAACCGTTCTCCGGTAACGACGACGGCCCGGCACCCGGTGGGGGCGTTCGTAAGCTGCGTGAAGTCGTTGGCGATGTTCTTGTCCCAGATCCAGATTTTCCCATCGGATGTGAGACAGCCGAGGAGCTTTTCTCCGAAGTTGTCGAGCGACCAGGTATCGGCATCGAGAAACGCGCCTGCCGCTGCCGCGGCTCCGCCCCAGCCGCCTTCCCCCCAGCCGCCTTGTCCCCAACCCGTCGCGCCGCCCACAATAATCGACCCATCCACGGCACCAGTCACCAATCCTGCTGGGGTGATATCCGTCAGCGTGGACGGCGTATAGGCGTAGGCTTTGGTATGGGTCCCGAGCCCGAGCCAAGTTGAGCCATCATTCCCGCGCCAACTATGCGACGCGCGCGGCACGCCGGCAGCGCCAATGTCCACCCCATTCGCATCACGTTGCAGCGCCCACCCACCGATGGGGAGAATCGGCGGATATTGGGAGCCATCGGGCAACCAGCGCATCAGATTCGCGCGCGCCCACCGGCCCTTCGCTTGGTAGAGCGTGCCATTCGCATAGAGGCCCGCCGGGAGCGCCAGCGGCATGAAGGTTTCCATCAGCGGATTTGCACGATCTCGAAGTAATCGGTCGCCGCGGGCGCCCCACCGCCCCCCACGTTGAGATTGCCCCCACTGACTTGGCGCACGTTCGCCGAGAAATAATCCCCCGCCACGGGTGCGTTGATGAAGGCCGTCACGCTGATGTAATGCCCATCGGCGGCACTGGCAACCGAGTTCAAGTGAATGGCGACATCGGTCGCCCCATTCTTCTGAATGCGGATTTCCCGAATCCCGGTCGCGTTCGCCGCGAAGACCGCGTGGGCATGGATGACGTAACAGCCCCCGGCGCCCACCGCAGGAATGGTGAACCGCGTGGGGTTCACGGCCGGGTCATGCATCCCCCCGACATCGAAATCTTCGGTATCGTAACTCACCGCGGTCACGACGGCGGAGGTGATCGCTTGGGTGGCGTTCCGGTAGGCGCGGCAGCGGAGTTTCCCAGTCTCCTTCTGGTGAAATACCGAGCCGTACCACGTCGTCCCGCCGTCCACGGTATGGAGTTCGATCCAGTCCACGCCGCTGGCGGTGAGCAGGGGATCAGTGTCCCCATTCGGCCACACGATACTCGCGGGCCAGGTCACGGCAAACGCCGCCCCATTGGTGACCTTGAGGAGAATCCGCACCGCTGGGACCACGGCCCCATTGGGGAACGTGCTCGGGACGTTGGAGAATGCAATCGTGGTGATCTGGGTGACCGTGAAGACAAAGACCCGTGCCACGGACAGGTCGAGGGTTGTGGTCGCGCCCACCGTCGGGGCGTTCTGGCCGATGCGAGGCTTGAACAACTCCGCATCCACGTCATCCATATTCGTGTTCCGAATCGCGCCCCAGTTCAGATCACTGATCGCGGGCTTGTCAAAACCGTAATTCGTGGTAAAGGTGGTTGCCATTTATTTCTGCAACTGGTAGGGAGCGGCGATAGCGTTGTTCGTATAGAGCGCGTACTTCGCCACCAATGCCTGCTCCACCGCGAACAGGACACTCGGGCCGAGATCCCCCGTGAAGATGATGACTTCCGCCACATCGCCGATGAAGCCCGTTACGCCGACATCCACATTCGAGTTGGTATTGGTCCCCGTCGCCCCGGCGGGGAAGGTATGCACCCCATCGACCGCGAGCCGAGAACTGGCCCCCGACGGCGCGGCCACGAAGCTCGACACATGGAACAGCGTCACATCCCCCGCCACCCCGGAGGTGGCACTGGCCACGTTGTCATCGACCGCCGTAAAGGCGTTGGCCGTGGCCCAATCCAAGGCGAGCCCGATACGCTGGGCATTGAAGGTTGCGATCTTGTTCACCGCGGCGTCATCCGCTTCGGTGTTCCGAAACACCCCGATGACGGTGATGGGCCGGACGATGGCCCCCGCGACCACGGCTTGCATGGTATCCGTCGCATCGACGTAACGGACCACGGGCTGCCCGGCGAGGATATTCACCTTATAGATCGGCTGGTTCGCTCCGGTGCCTTGGAGCAGATGTCGGGCATTGCCCGAGAGGTCGTTCCACTGCGCGACGGCGGTCGCATCGGCGGGATTCGCCGCGCCCCCAAAGCCGTTCAGGGTGTCCGCGCTATACCAGGCGAACAAGGCCCCGCCGAAACACCGGGGGTCGATACTGAGCAGGTTCCCCATCTAGAACACCCTCGCTAACGGTTGGAATTGCGGACGGGTCCCGACGAGGAGCCGTTCGTGCTGGCGATTCACGTCCTTGATGATCTGGCGGAAGCGGCTTTCCCACATTGGCAAGCGTTCGTCGTGCAGGAGATAGGGCGCGGATTCACACAAGGCCCCATAGAGGTAGAGGTCCGGCGTATCCGCGTAGATCGGATTCGCGGACGCATTGGCACTGGTGATCGGCACCGCTACCGAGGCGGTGGGTCCCACTTGCACCGTGACGATGGTGTAGGTGCTATTTACCCCGAGCGAATCTTTCGGCACGTTCGGGAAGGGATAGACGGCAATCTGCTGCCCGAGAATCGCATACATCTCCGGCGCGCCCGTACTCGGGAAATCCCGATGATAGGTTAGGAGTACCGTCTCGGTCACCTGCGGGAGCGGACTTGCGGGGTTGAACGTCAGGTTCGCGTCGGTGACCCGGTAGCCGACGAAGGGCATTTCGACGACGCCCGCGAGCCCCGGAATGACGGACGTGCGTCCCGTGGTCGCAGAGAGCAGGAAGTTGAACTCGGCGCGCGTCGAGAACGGCGTCAGTTCGCGCTGCATCCGGGCTTCGGCCAAGCGGATGAAGTCTGGGATGCGGGCGTCCAGATCCGCCCGATTGAGGTACGCGGCGATCGTCGCTACGAGATCGGCATAGGTGACGAAGCTCATGCGTGCGCCTTCATGGCGTCCCGCGTCTTGACGGCGTGGTCCGCCTCGAACTCCACCACCCCTAAGTGCCGCACTTCATGGCTCAGGTCGTGATCCACGTAGATCGTCGCCCCAGCATCCTTCAACTTGCGCGAAAAATAGAGGTCTTCGGGCATATGCTCGGCATCATCGGGGCTATAGCCAATCATAAAGCGGGGCGGCTTCAGCGCCCGGAGCACGTCACAGGAGACCAAGAGGCACCCCATGCCGGTGGCGGCCACGGCTTCAAGCCCGGACGATTCCGCTTCGGTATAGACGCGGCGCATCGGGTCCCCGAAGCTGTGGACGCTCACCGGGGTGAAGGGTGGCCGCCGCATGGTGTAGTTTGCCCCCACCACGGGGACCCCATGATCGAGCAGCCGGAGTAGCGCGTCAGCGGGAAACCGCATATCGCTGTCCAGGAAAAAGCACCAGTCACACTCGGCCCGGAGGGCGGCGGTGACGGTCTTTTCCCGAAGGTCTGGAAGTTCACAGCCTGTGGCCTGAAACCGCCGGAGGTCCAAGTCAGGCCGAGCTGCCACAGTTTTGCCGACCAATCCCGCGAGATCATAGGCGAACCAGCTCCAGACCTGATCGGTCGAGACGAGACAGAGGGCGA